GAACTCCCTGAACAGCTTGACCATTCCCTCACAGTGTAGGGTTTCATCCCGCACTGACCACTCCACAATCTCACACATGCCCTTCATCAGGCCATAACGCTGGTAGTTTAGGAGCATGGCGAAGGCCGAGAACAGGGACATACCCTCGTTCATCACAGAACGTGCTATGGCCTTAGCAAGCCCTGCTTGGCTATTGACATCAATGTCAGACATGAAGTCAATCTTATCCTTCATCTGCTTGTAGTTAAGGAAAGCTGAATACTCCTCCTCAGGTAAACCCAGGGTGTCATTCAGCAAAGCATAGCTACGCTGGTGGACAAACTCACGGTTAGCAAAGCTGGTGAGCATGGCTCGGATCTCATTGTTCTTAAACTTCTGAATGTAATGCTCAAGATAGTTAGTACCCACTGCAACATCACTCTGTGTGAACAGCCTAAGTATCTGAGTGATATGGTTTTTTTCTTGCGGGGTCAGCTTACCGGACTGCCACTGTGCTACGTCATCCTGTAGTTTTGCTTCCCATTCACCCCAATGTGCTTTCTCAGAGTCAACTGCGAACTCAACTGCCCATGGATACTGGAATGGTTTGTAGGTAATATTTGTTGTTGTTAGGGACATGGTTACTCCAAATTGAAGGGGAAAAAATAGGGGCATCGAGTGTGCCCCTGGAACGGATAGTTATAGCAGATTTGAGATTAAATGCAAATAACTTTTAACTATCCTCCCCTTCAATCTTTAGCTTGCGTATCTGTCTGGCAATACCATCCCTAAAAGATTCAGTTGGCAAGACAGAGATAGGATCTAGGCCATACGTTTCTACCACCCTAGCAGCCTGCTCAAGGGCTTCGTTAACCTGCTGTGTACTAGCCTCCTCCCTCTCTTCCTTGTAGGCTTTGAGAAGGTTTTCAAAGGTCCTGAAGGCCTTATCAGATTTAAGGTCATGCATACAAGCAACCCCGTACACAATGTTATGAACCTCGTCTTCAGTCATGGGTTTAGGCCCATCCATATAAGCCTCAAGGAATATATCTAGTTCCTCTTTGGTTCCCCACATGGACAGGATCTGCTGCTCTAGGTCGAACTGCAGGTTAATCCTCTTGCCAGTAACACTATTGTCGTCCCACTCTTTCATAGCAATGCCTCACTTAGAGAATGTAATTCCGTGCTCGGCCCAGGGGAACTCTTCTTCTTCTGTAAGTACCGTAAGAGTAGGCCCCGCTCCCTCTTCGTCTTGAAAGGGGAGATCCATCTGTGCATCATCATACCACTCGGATGTTTGCTCATCATCTTCGTCCCAGTCATCGAAGCTAATGTCTTCGGCAAGCAGTGGCGCAACACTATTACGGAGTGCTGTAATGTCTCGTTCGAGGGTGTCTGCAAGATTCTCTCCTAGTTTAAGTACGGACTGAACTCCGAGGTAGGCGTATTGTACGTCAATGTTGGGATCATTGTATCCCCATCGTTCACCCAGTATATCCAGCATACCCCTGGCTTCACGAAGCTTACAATATATGTCGCCTATCTGCTCTTGTAATGTATCAATCGTTTGTTTGAATGATGCTCGGTCCATCGTCTTCTCCTATGTTAAGTTCCCTACGGGATTTAATCCACTTCTTAGGTATATGCATGCGGCAATTGTTATGCGGATCTGCCCATGTTGAAGCAAGACAGATAGCATCTTTTGTTTCACTAACTAAAAACCCTATGGTTGTACACTCGGCAAGGTTAGCCTTGACATCTTCTTCCCAGCCAGCCTCTGCCTGTGCATCCCACCATACAACAATGGTGACCTTGTCAGACTGTACTTTCAACGGGCACCTCAATCAAAGTTAAGTTACTTATAGGGATTTGATAGAACATTTCACCTGACCAATTGTACTTATTAGGTACTTCGACTATCGGGGAAAGAGCAAGTTCAGTGCCCTGGCACAAGTATCCATAAGTTTGGTCGTCATTAAACACAATATACGATACCGGTAATGCTGAGTCCAGGTATTTACCCTTCCTGGCAGCAATCTGTAGTGTGTCATACTGAAACTCTTTTCCTTTCCATACTTTCTTTATCTCTACTTCACAGAAGAAACTGCCCAGTGCGGTGTGAACGATTAAGTCAGGGCCATATCGATCTGGATTATCTTCAACACGAGTACTGCCTGCAGATTCCCAATAGCGTTTACCTGCTGCTCGTGCCCGGTCATCGTTCTCATTAAATAAGTCCTGACAAAATCGTTTCTTAACCATGGCAGCTTAGGCACTCCTCTGAATCTTTAAGAGCATCACGCTCGATCTTCAGACCAACCTTGTCAGCCTGCACATTGGAACTGGTACGAAGGTAATACAAACCTTTAAGCCCCTGCTTGTATGCCGCTAGGTGCACGGCATTGACATAAGACTTCGGGCTACCGGCAGGGAAGAATACGTTCACTGACTGCCCTTGGCAAATGAACTGCTGTCTGTCACCGGCATGCTCAACCACCCACATCTGATCAATCTCGTAGGCAGTCTTGAATGTAGCCTTGTCATTCTCAGACAAGAAGTCTAAGTGCTGTACCGAACCTTCGTTCTGAATGATTGACTTCCATATGTCTGCATCATTTTTACCGTAACTATCAAGTAAATCTTGTAGGTACTTATTCTTTACCAAGTGCGATCCAGCCCTCGTTCGATGTACATACGCATTAGATTTAGTAGGCTCAATGCTAGGCGAACAATCACAGATAATAGAACTATTGGCATTAGGAGCAACAGCAATGAGATGTGCATTCCTACGCCCAGTACCACACATGTCAGGTGCTTCACCCCGCTGTTCTGCAAGAAGGATAGTCTCGGCATCGGCCTGCTCCTTAATTAGTTTAAACATCTGGCGATTAACCAGCTTGGCAGAGATACCCTCAAAGGCAATGTTGTTTTTCTGCAAGTACCCATGGAATCCCATAGCACCAAGACCAAGGCTGCGCTCCATCATGGCACTGTGCTTTGCTCGTTGAATATCGTCAGGTGCATTGTCAATGAATGCCTGCAGTACGTTATCCAAGAATCGGATCAAGTCTCGTACCATGGTGGTGTCTTTCCAGTCATCAAACTTCTCAAGGTTAACACTGGATAAACAGCAGACAGCGGTACGAGTTTCGTCTGTGGCTAAATGAATCTCATTACAAAGGTTACTGCCGTTGATCTTCAGGCCAAGCTTCTTCTGTGCTTCAGGCAAGGCAGCATTGGCGGTGTCAATGAAGTTAAGGTAAGGGCTACCGGTACGGAACCTAGCCTCAAGGATTCGTTGCCACAGATCCCTGGCCTTGATGACCTCACGTATGGATTGATCAGACGGGTCAATCAGATACCAGTCGGCATCAGCAACCACTGCGTCCATGAACTTGTCGGTTATGTTAACTGCATTAAATAAGTTGAAGCACTTGCGGTTGATGTCACCGCCAGTGGGTACCTTGAAGTTAATGAACTCAATGATGTCTGGATGACTCACATCAAGGTAGGCAGCGTAGCTACCCTTACGGGTCTTGCCCTGCTTGTAGGCAGTCATCTGGCTGTCCACCACCTTCATAAAGGGGATGGGACCTGGAGCCTTGTCACTGATACCACGAACGTCAGACCAGTGCCCACCGACACCACCACCTTTGACTGACAGCCATGCAACCTCTGCGTTGTGATCAATCAGACTGGGCAGGTTGTCGCCAATGTAGGTAAGGAAGCAGGAGATAGGCAGGGCCTTGAACTTCTCACCATGCTTGGGTGCATTACTCAGCACAGGGCTAGAGAACATAAACCACTGCCTACTGGCGTAGCTATATATCCTCTGTGCAAACCAAGTGTCACCACCTGAGTAGGCTAGTGCAGCCCTAGCAAAAGCTTCTTGTGGGCTTTGCTCCTCGGGCAGCATGTAGTAGTCCTTGAGCAATTGCATAGCCTGCTCAGACAGCAGACTGTCCCTGCTCAGGTCAAGATCAATACCGTGGTAGTGCTCTCTCATTCGTCCAGTCCCTCGATTTCGATTTCGATATTCTTTGAGTCTGCCGCACCTAGATCGGTCATGGCATCCTCAATGTTTTCACGGATAGCGTCTGTGAAATAGTCAATCTCTGTGTACGCACTGGGCAAGTCATCTTTTTTAAAGACAGTATCAAACTGCACATGAACGTAGACCTTAGACATTACCAGTTCACTCCCCTTGTTTTCTTAAGTAGCTCAATCATTTTGTTGAGGTACCACACAGCCTTCTCGCAATCTTGAATAGGCTTGCCCTTGTGCTGAGAACGGATTACATATTTAAGTACA